ACGATTATAAACTCATCCAAGCGGCCAACCTTCGGGATGCCGTTGGTGAGGGTATGATTGCTCATCCCTGGAGTAGGTTAATACCTATTATGGGGAAGCGAATCAAGGTATATGGTCGGAACGGTAGTCCCAACGAATATACCTATGATGGTAGTAAAATTATTTACTACTATCATATTCCGTCAGGCTCCCTTCTATATGAGAAATATAGGGGATGCTCCATTAGGAGCAACCCTTGGGAGGAAGATGGAAAATTCTTCAAGGACAAGCAAAAGCTTGGCTTGAGGAAAATCTTGACCCAGTCCATAGGACTAGGGAAAAGATTAGTAAACATACTGGTCGATAGACCACGTGTGCATTACTTAAGAATTGAGGACTTCATAGCTGGAGTCGTCGATTCTTTATGGACTGCAAATGAACTAGTGTTCATAAACGGTTCACATGATCAATTACTTATTAAGCAATTGGTTAGAAAGATCTTTTCAGTCGGTTGTTTCAACAAACTAGAATTGATCTCACAGTGGAAGGAATGGACCAATTGGTTATTCCAGACACTGGCAAGGTCTGAGACTCTCAAACCTCTTAGTAACTTAAAATATAATAATATCTTCAGATTACTAAATAGAGTGTCCTACATAGCAGATATGCTACATAAAGACACCCTAAGTCACCTGGAAATGCAATTTCTCGGTCACTTAACTTCTACTCGTCAGATGCCATATATGGGTACTGAGACAGAAGAAAAGGCCCTTAAAGACTTCAAAGAAGTATTACAGAGGGACTTCACGGTCGAACCTGAACTCATTAGAGATATGGGTTTGGCCGCAAGACGTATAGGTGGAATGTGTAGACACATTAGACCTACGCCTATACCTGATGGTAGTTCTCACATATCTGTGACATCATCAGGTGAGTTTGATCACACCATAAACTGTGGTGGACAAGCTGGTGCCGTGATGGAATCTATTAAGAAACATTTAACGGTTATACCAACTGAAGACTCAATAGAGGTAACTCCATTTGGTAAAGCATTCCACAGAGAGGGTATCCCCATCTGGAAAACGCTTTTTAGAGATCCTTATAAACTAGCAGAGCTTATTGATAAGAATTTCCTTGACCCGGTCATTGGGGGACACCCCAAGGACCAGGTTGGTCGGTTTTATGGTCTGGACGATAGTCTAGGCCAACAACTGATGTATGTGGCTTGGAAAGATAGTACATCCTTACCAATCCCCATAAGGGCCGAAGTTGTCCCAGAGATGGGCAACAAGGCTCGTTTTGTAACATTATCACCCTATTGGGTTAATATGTTGCAAGCTCCATTAAGTCATCTAATGATTGACTGTCTGAAGTTCCATCCTTCGGTGTTTTCATCATTTCACCGTCAGGATCAGGCTTGGGCTGCCGCCCAATCCATGGGTCGACTTTACAACAGTGAAGAAAAACCCAAGAGCGTTTTGTCGAGCGACCTAAAGGACGCCACAAACGCTCAACAATTTGAGCTAACAAAAGTTATGCTTAAAGAGTTCCTAGTGGGTTTTGGAGTACCAATAACCCCCTATGTAGAACTAGTTCTAGGTCTTATAGGACCTAGGTTAGTCCTATTCCATGATTATGAGTCAGTTGTTACAACTACCGGCATAATGATGGGAGAAGCAATTGCCAAACCTAGTTTGACGTTGCTTAATCTGTGTATCGAAGAATTAGCATTTTTACGGTACACGGATTCGACTGATTTATTAACCAGTAACTGGGCAGCCCCTCCAAGATATTGGAGGTTCGTCCATATCGGCGGTGATGACCATATATTGTATGGTCCCGTCGATTACCTCAGATCGGTGACAAAACTTCATCAATCTGTGGGTAGTATCATTTCGGAAGAGAAACATAGTATCTCGAACGTTATGGTAAAATATTGTGAGAGAGTCCTAAATATAGGAAATCTACAATATAGAAAGGCCTTTGATTTTAACCAGCAGGATAAGTCCATAATAGTGGACAATATCAAGGTCAGGCTTCTAGAGCGTGGTCTATCGACCATGCAAAAGAAGGATAACAAGAATACGGCAATCGGAAAGTCCGGCCAACTTGTTAAATCACTCGAGTGGTTAGTCAAAGATGACATACACTGGAGTGAGGATAAAGTAGTCTCTATTAGAGATTTATTTATCGCCAGGATGGGTCCTCTACTACCAAGTAGAAATACTCATCCGAGGGCATTTGCAGCAATTATGCTGCCAATGTCTGTAGGCGGATTTGGTCTCGGACTAAAGTCTGAAATTGATGGTTTAGTAAACCAACTACCGGATCCGCATAAGTGGCTTCTATGCAAAATGCATATGGGTCACTCAGTTGCAAAAGATTTACGAAAATTTCGTAAACTTAACACAACTTTATCTGTTCGAGGGATTAAAAGTATTAAAGAACTCGAAGAGAAAATCATTAGCCAATTTGAGGACTATCCCCAAATGGTTAATGCTCAATCCAGGAAGGATGCACTAGCACCCTTTTGGGATTTATCGGGGAGAAATCCCCGAAAAGCCGAAGAATGAGCAGCAGAAGCTGGAATTCTTAGCTTTTCAGAGTTTGCAAAAAGAGCTACCAGAGGTAATCTCTTTCAAACTCTACTCCTCGAAACCGAAAAGATATCTCAATTCGGAACGAGGACATTCGTACAAGCCTATCATAAATTATGGGGCGAGTGCGAAGAGGAAGGTCTTGATGTCTATAGACATTTCGAGCTTCC